TCTGCAACATCTGGTTGCATTGTGGGAAACATCACATCAACTGGACCAGTAGCAGACCGAACCGTTGAATTAGGTTTGGTTGGATCAACCTTCCCAGACTTGTCTTTGCCCCAGTTGCCCAAAAGCCTGTCGGCCGTGTTCAGCACATTGTCCATGTCTGCAAGAACATTTCGTGCCTCTGCGCCTCTCTCGGCAACCTTTTGATTTCTCTCGCCTATTGCAAGATCTAAGTCTTGTTGAAGTTTCTGGCGCTGCAAAGCGTTTGACTCTCTTTTGAGATCGGCCTCAAGTTTCTTGATCTTCAACTCATCTCTTGCAATGTCCATCCGCTCTGGGGCTTCACGAACCTTGAGAACGCTATCGGCCCAGTCTTTGCCAAACGTCGCACCGCCAATAATCATCATTTCATCAACGACGGCCTTGGGGTTCGTCTCCGCAATCTTGGCGTGAAGTTCTAATGCATCAGCTTCTTGAGTGTTGCCAGCCTTTCTTTCAGCCTCTGCTCTTCTGCGAACCATTGAAATCGCCATGTTTTGCGAATCTTTATTCGAAGAAGAAAGCGCTGCTGTGACTTGCCCAATAAACTTCTTCGATGCATCTTGTTGGGCAGTTGATCGTGCTTCGAAATTCTTTCGAAAGTTTTCTGCCTGATCTTTCGGAAGAATAGAAATCACTTCCTCATAATCTGCCCATTGTGGGTTTGGATTCTGACGAAGTTTTTCGATTCTTGTGTTGGCTTCTTGCTGACGCAATGCTGCCTGTTGTGCCGCGGCTCTTTGTTCTTGGATTGAACGAATTTCGTTGCCAAGAGCAAATCCCCGCGCAGCGCCCTCAATTGATTGAACGAATGGATTTTGAACTTGAGATTGGAAAATGTTTTGTGCCATTTTTTTATCCTTAAACCATGACCCCACCGCTGGCCATCATAGTCCCAGCACTTTGGCCAGTTATGTTGCCAAACGATGGAATAAGCGGTCGGCCAGTAAGCCCGTAATATGTTCCCATCATTGACGGGATTGAACTTAAAAACTGTCCTGCTGTTGCTGTTCCACCAGACATTGCGCCTGCCGCTTGAGCGCGTCCACCAGCTTCCAATAGGCCTGAAATTGCTGCGGCAGAACGCCCACCAGCGGCAGCTTGCTGAGCTGCGGACGCTTGTCCAAGCTCTCCAAGACTTAGTTGGGTTCCAATTCCTGTGCTTGCCAAACCGCTTAATCTACCAAGTCGTTGCTCAATTTCCTGAGAAAGCATTTGCGGTCTAAATTGAGCAAGCGCGGCCTGCACGTTTCCACCTCGGAGACCGCCAGTGGCAGAAGCTTGTTGAAGCAATGCTTGTTCGCCCTGCCGTACTTTTGCTTGAAATTGAGGGCTTGCCTCTATTTGCGAAATAAGTGCCTGTTCTGCTCCAGGGGCGCCTACACCAGCAAGAATGCCAAGTTGTCTAAAAGCCTCCTGTCCAGTACCTCGTATGTCTGCGCCAAACTGCCCACTTCCAATGGTGGCTAGTCCCATTTGCCCTTCCATAGTGAAAGGAGCAAGTTGCTGTTGAATTTGCTCAAACTGTCTGCGTTGTTCAGCGATTCCAGCTTTGGTGGACTCAAGTTGAAGCTCAGCAGCTCGAGAAGCGGCTTCGGCTTGCATTGACCCGCCAAGTAAACTTGCGCCACCACCAATTATGGCCGAGGTTGCATCAGGCATTTTGAAACTCCTTCATATAGTCTTCGTATGCTTCACCATACAGATTCATCACCAAATGAGCGACAGCGTGTGCGACCGCAGGGCCATGACACAGCGTCACCGACAAAAGAACTAAATCGTAGTATCCAGCCCTCCACATATACGACTTGGCAGTCGCTTTGCCATCTCTTTCAACTTTGTCTGAGGCTTGCCATTTAAGTACCATCAAAGACAAAGCAGGCAATAGGCTGTTTGCGTGTTGCATGAAAAATGCATTGCTTGGCAGACCAACCAAGGTGTTCCAAATGGTTGCGTCTAAGTCGGTGCGAGTCACCTCGTCACCATCCGCAAAGTCATCGAGGACTTGAATCACCTCGTACAACTGACAAAGCCAGTTCACCGCATCTGGCGGTAGACCTAGAGCTTTCTGAAGGTTTTCTCTGAGTGCGTTCATAGACCTCCTACGATCTGCTGGAAGATCGGGCGACTCAGCACCATAATTGTCTCACAATAGGTCATTTCGTCAACTAACAATTTCACGCCCAGATGCGCGGATAGTCAAAGACGTTCCCGTGGAGGCCAGAGTCGAGATAAACGCTCCAACATCCAATACTTGCCCGACCAGCTCTGGACAGGTGTAGGTCTCACTCGGTGCAAGAGTTCTAGTCTTGACGATCAGGTTTGAATTGCCTGCCGATCCACCTGAGTCAACTAAGTTCACCGAGATGCTCACATTGTTGGCGCTTGTATTGGTCACGGTAAATTTATCAATCACGGCCTTGGCGTTGCTGGCCGTGTACTGAGTGGTCTGCAATGCCTCTGCCTGCTTTGGTGGAATTAGTTCTTTGACAACGACTGCCATGATGTTCTCCTATAGCTGAATCTGGTTGACGGCCACAATCCCTGCTGGGGCCGCTGGATAGTCATTCGGGGCCACGCCTCCTGCCGCAATGGTCACAAGCGATACGTTCGTGCTGTCAGCCTGCCACCATAGTTCTATGTAGTCACCAGCATCAAGACTGAAAAATTCTGAGAGCGACAATGGAGAGTAACCATTATTTATGTCAAGCGTCACAGCCCTGGTCGTATTTGGCAAATTGGTTCCATTCTTCTTGAACCAAAACAATACGTCTTTGGCGCTCGAGCTACCGCTCTGAAGTTGCAGGGTTACATCAAATTGATACAGCCCAGACTCGACAACGGTCAACTCAGATCCAGAGACAATGCTCACTCCATTGGCAATCTCTGTGTTGTCCCAACTAATGACATAAGACACATTCGCAGAAGCAGGCGAAGTCGAAGCGCCAGTCTTTGTAAACTCGCCATAGTATTGTTGCTGTTCTATTGTTGGGCGAACGAATATCTCGCCATCTGTCACATCTGACGCCAAGACCACGGCCACAGGAATCACATTATCTGGCGCTGTTGGCTTGACATTGGTTAGCCCTCCAGCCACAGATGGGCTTGCATAGAGGATATCCCCGACCGAGAAGGCGCTGGTATCAATCCCTCTCACATGGCCCCAGACTGTGCAATAACCGACCTCACCGCTATTTGGTAGGTCGTGGGTCATTATCCCGAGAATGTATAGGCTGGACGTCGATCCGTCTGCAAGATAAGGCGCGACAGACAATGTATTGTTTGACCCAACCCCAACGAATCCAACCACCTCGCCATTGTTGATTGTCACCCCAGTAGCGTTCTCAACCCTTGCGTAATACTCAAGCCCAATTTGTTGCACCACACCATAATCCATGCCCAGGTCTAGTGTCTGCTCGGTGTCGTTCCACACCATTCGTCTGACCTTTGATACATGGGGCGGGTCGATATTGAAGTCAACGTAGTCCGTTGAAACCGAGTTGTTGTTTTCTATTGCAGGCGCACCCAGAAGAGGGTCCAGCGCTTGGGCGAGTTGAGCCGCTTGCGCGGAGGCCGAGTTCGCGGCCGCGGCAGCGTTGTCTGCCTGGTACTTGAAGTCGACTGCGACTAGCGGGGCCAGCTCTCGGACAATTGCAAAAAGCGCCTCAAACTGCTTGATCTTCTCTTGGTCATTGAGGAAGTCTGCAAACTGATCTCTTGTCAGCTTGAGCTTCGAGATCCTTGAGGAAACGAATGGATCGGTCATTATGCGGCCATTGGCTCAATCTGCGCCTCTAGCCGAGCAACCGAAATATGAGCATCGCTCGTACCCTTAAACCGCTGGGTGCGCCAGTTCCGCATGAAACCCTGCTGGAACCACACCAACCGCTTGGTGGAGTTTCCAGTGGTCCCAACATTGATGAATCGCTCTTGGCTGTAATTCCTGCCGTCCACTGAATAAGAGGTCGATATCGTTGGGTTTTCACCCACCTCAACCCTTCCAGTCAGAGAGACAAGCTCCAATTGATGCACCACAGCACCAAGGCTCTCGTTGTAGAGGATCTGTGTCCCAAACTCCCACCGAATTATTTGCCCCCAATGGGATGAGATGTTTTCGTTAAATGTCCCAATCTTGAACGTCCCTTGAACGTCACCAAAGATCCATTTGTTGTAACAGTAAACGAAGTTTTTTGCCCGATACGCAGCAAATCCAACCACAGCAGATGTGTTGATCGTCCAAACAAGCGTGCCACCGGCCTGAGAGGCCATGCCATCAAAGACCAGTGTTCTATCTGGAAGATGCACATAGAGAAGTTGCTGGTTCTTAAACACCCTCGTCTCGAGCAATACATTGCTCAGGTCGTTGTAGTCCTGAAGAATCTCATCAATCTCTCGGGTGGCAATCTTCTCGGTTGTCGAGTTGTAGCCTAAATAGATTGAGATTCGCTCGTTTCTTCCACTGCCCAAAAAAGCGATTTTCTCCATGTAGACGCAGGCCGCGTGAGTCCCAATGGCCCCCCTTTGAATCTGCGCCCCATCAATCCTCGCAAATGGGAAGAACTCACCACCTACGTTGTCGAATACTTCTATTGTGTTTCTGTTGATCGCGTAGACCTCGTTTCTGAGTTTGACCAACCCAACAACAGGGTCAGGATCAACCTCAGACGATCCGTATTTAAGGGGATTGACTTGGCTTGGATCGTTCAGCTCAGTGACCACTAAGAACTCGCCATCCGTGGTCATAAAGTAACCATCAACCCACACCACATCCAGAACCGTTCCAAGATCAGGGTCGGTGACTTGGACCAATGTGTCAAGAACAGGGTTGTAATAGAACAAGTTCCCGCCAGAGGCGATTGCCAACAGGTCAAAGGAATAATCCATCGTGACCTGTCCGCCTAGGCCAACATCGCCAAGGACCACAACGGTATCAAATGCGGTCACTCGAACCAGTTTCGTTCCCATAACCCTATAGCAGACGCCATCGTATTCAATCCCGCCTCGGTCTACTCCTGGGCCTGTGGCAATCTCAACCAAACCTTCGGTCGGTCTCAGATAACCGTTTGAGATCCCATTCGGGAGAACCACGGGGGCCATATTAACTGGGTACGACTGACGAAAGTCAGGGCCGTTATCAGTGAAGATTCCCGAGAGGATTGGCACTTGCATTATTTTTTCTTCGCCTCATAACGCTTTAGAAGCGCCCGACCTTTTGCGGCCAGTCGAGCTGCCGCGGCAGGCGTGCTAGGTGCAGATTCGCCCCATGCTCGAGCTGCAAGAGCAAGCCTGGTCGGCTCACCATTTGGCTTCTTGAGTGGTCCAGAAGGGTTGGTATAGAAGCGTGTCAGGAAAGATCCTTTCCTTTTCATCTTCTCTGGGGTGTCGGCTGGACCTTTGACCCCAGGCTTCAGATTGGCCCCTTCTTTTTTCTTGAAGTAGGCCCTCCCAGCAGCGGTCAGACCACCTTTGGGATCTTTAATCTTCATCAGGCCACCGCAGCGTTATAGACCCCAATAACTGCCCACCCAGTTGTCGCATATTGAAGCGTCACCGAGTCACCAATGTCATTAAACGTGATCGTGGAATAACCAAGTGGCGTTGCAGGCGTCAGGATGCCAGTATCTGCACCCGCTGCTTCCACGGTGTAGATGATCGTCTTAATCTGCCCAAGAGATCCGTCGGCAAGTGTCAGAGCGTTTCCAGCACCCGTCGACTCAAACTCCGTGGTCAATGTAATCACATCAACTGCTCCAGGGCCAACAAGGGTTTGAGTATTGCCAAAAATTGGTCCAGTTGTGATCTGACCAGTTGTTATGCCTGCCGAGTTGTTGATCGAAGTTGACGATGCAACGCCAAGGTTCGGGGTGACAAGAGTCGGGCTGGTCGCAAAGACAAGAGATCCCGTTCCAGTCTCATCTGGTATTGCCGCACGAAGCGTCGCGCTCGTCGGGTTGGCCAAGAACGCCTGAATCGCTGCGCTGATCGGACCGAGTTCGGTGTTGATGTTGTACCAAGAATTAGTCGACTGATAAAAACGCAGGCGCACCGCGGCCCCAGCAATCAGGGTCGTGGGGTTGCCAAATATAGCAGTTGCACCATTCAGACCGAAAGCAAATGCCGTGATTGTCTGAGTGCTTGTGACCAAGACCTCAGTGCCATCAGGCGTCTGAGTGTTCAAGGGCAAGGTGATCGTTCCAGAGGCCAGCGCACCAGCAGGCTGAAGCAACATCCATTGTTGCTCTGCAACGGGCGTTGGGACCGCAATATTAAATCCAGCCCCAGGCACAAAGAGATTGACTGCCATCGTTGGCGAGGCAAAGTTCTGTTGGAAGAAAGTCAGCAGTGAGCTGACAGGCAATCTCCGCGCATCGCCGTTGTTCGGCGTGTAGACCGCGAACTGGTCACCAGGCGAGACCTGTGCAAGAAGTGGCAGTTGATTAATGGTGGGCATGGTGTCCTCAATAAGGGTTATTGTTTGAGACGTTTATCGGCTCCAGATAACCTTCTGAGCCAGTCTGAACAGGATTCTGCGGGGGTGGAAGAAAAGGATCGTCGATTCTCCAAGGCTTCTGGCCAGCACCAGCAGGCATTGTCCTGGGGAGCTGCATCTCGATGGGGTAGGTCGCTCTCTGGAGAAGGACGTTGTAAGCCTGCTTGGCGGTTGCCTTTACCTCAACGGGTACTTGCTTACCAAAGCTCGACGCAATTCGGATGGCAAGATTTGAGTAAATCGCCTCATACGCTGAATCAGGTACGTCCGTCTCCTGATTGATGTCTGAGTCCTGGGGGCTGGATGGCAACGGATAAGCAAGACGGATTCCCTGGGCGTTCCAAGTCGCCATCATCGTATCAAGTTTGCGAAGGGCCGACTGCAATTGCTCTGGCTGCAGATCGAACACATAGCCAGCCAATCCAATGTCATCAAACGCCTGCTCTACGAATTGCCGCTTAGTCCACCCCATCATCTCCCTCGACTTTCTCGCCGATCAAGGCAATCAACTTCTTATCGCTGGTTCTTCCGTCGAACTTGATGTCCAGATCCTTGGCCATCTGCTCGAGTTCTGCTCGAGTCGGTGGCGCGTCATCTTCCACCACTTCAACGACCTCTTTGACCTCAACCTTTGGTGCAGCGAATCCACAAGCTTCTTCTCTTGTGGCCAGCCAGCCCTCTTTGAGCATTAGCTGGCGCTCGGCTTCGTCTTCTACTGCGCGGTACTGATACCGCTTGCGCTTGTAAAGTCCAGGCCCACTGCCTGGCTTGTAAACAAATGTCGGGAAAAGCATCTCTGATCTCACTTTGTAAATTTGGCCACTTTTTTCTGAATCTTCTTAGGTTGCTTGACTACACTTCCAGTTCCACCGCCCTTTCTTTTTGCTCTCGTCGTCGCTGCGTATTCTTGGGGTGAGAGAGCTTCGATTGCTTTTTTGGGTAGGTATCGCTCACCAGTTTCTTTGGAGGGCTTTCCAGACTTCGTGGTCCACTCCTGTTTGCTCCATTTCGAGAGCTTGTTTTCTGAGGTTTTCGCGCCTTTATACCCACCACCTTTTTCTTTGTAAATCTTGACTGCTAACTGCATTGCCCTTGCGGAATGACCACCCATCTTTGAGGTCGCCTGCTTCTTTGCCGACTCCCAAAGCTTGGGGTTAGTCTTGACCGCTGTACTCATTTGGCGATTTTACTTGCCATCTGCGCTTGTTTTGCGGCCAGCTTCTTGACCATAGCCATGCGTGAACGGTCGGCCATAATTTCTTGCGCTCTCATCACGGTGTCCATGTCGGCCATCGCACGATACTTCTTCTCTTCGGCCATATCCTCGCGCTCGTCTTTCATCTCCATCTTGACGTACTTGGCAACAGCGTTGCCGTTGGATTTGGTTTTTTTTGCTGGGGCTTTCTTTGCCATCATCTTCATGCCATTTTCCTTTTTGCGGCTTTTTTGGGCGCTTTGCCGGGTTTGCCAGCTTTCATTGCGGCCTCACGGGCGACATTCAGAGCAATTGCGACTGCCTGCTTCTTGGGCCGTCCAGCCTTCTCTTCCACCTTGATGTTCTCGCCGATGGACTTGCGCGAATAACCTTTTTTGAGAGGCATGGCTATTTCCTTTTTTTTGGGGGTTTGGGCTTCTTCATGGGCTGGGGCTTGCTTGGGTAGATCAGCATCACAGACTCCTTAAAAAGCGGCCCGGAGGGTTAGTCCGGGCCTAGGGTTTACATCCGATAGCTTGCAAACGTATCAGCAGCGGTCTTGACGGTCAGGAAGGTTCCCG